AAATCTACTAAAGTATTAGCGTCTAAGACAGCTGTACCAAGATTTGCTGTAAATCCTATTCCAGTTACAGAAACGTTTGCATCTGCAGTGACTGTTGAAGAATTTTCTTGCACAGTCATTTCTTGACCAGTAACTGCAACATCAACCTTAGCAGAAGCAACAACAGTTCCTGCAGCTATTGATAATAATTCTCCTGTTACATCTGTGTTGGCATCTGCTGTTACAGTTAAACTTCCTATTCCTGCTGTTAATAATTCACCTGTTACATCTATATTAGCTCCTGCTGTAACTGTTCCAAGACCTAACGCTGCAGACATTCCAATACCAACGACGGAAGCGTCTGGAGAAGGATCCACTGTTCCTTCTTCTGCAGTCATTGCTTCACCACTAACTGAAGCAAATGTATTTGCGTCTAGGATTAAAGTTCCTTCTGTTGCAGTTAAAGCTTGACCTGTTATAGAAATATTTGCATCTGCAGTAACAGTTGAACTGTTTTCCTGCATAGTTAATTCTTGACCAGAAAGTAAAACTTCACCTGTACCTATAGCTGCAACATTACCTAATGACATAGGTAGTTCAGTTCCTACACCAATACCACCTACAGTAGCTTCTACTCCAACAGGAATATTAAATGTAGCTGGACTTAGTGTAGCAAAAGGTGCTTCACCAAAAGCTGTTAATGTATCATGTGTAGGATTATTTACATTCGTAGTTAATTCAAAACCAGTTACAGGAACATCTGCATCTGCTGAAGATTCTGTTACATCTCCTAAAGTTCCTGATAAAGTTTCTCCGGTAACAGGAACAAGGGCACCAGAAAAAGTTGCAACAGTTCCTTCTGTAGAAGTTAATTGTTGACCTGTAACAGGTACGTTTGCATCAGCTGTGATAGCAGGAGTATTTTCCTGCATAGTCATTTCTATACCAGATGCATATATAATTACATCTGAATCTTCCGTGCTGAAAGCAGCTTCTGAATATGCGGTGACTCCTAGGGCCATAAACTAGGCTCCTGTTTTTTGTTCTTCTTTTTTTTCTGTAGGTAATTCTTTTCTAAGTATTTCAGAATAATGTTTTTGTAACACTTCTAAGTCAGTAAATTGAATAGTTAATTCATTCTTTTTTATAGCTATGTTTTGAAGCTTATTTAAAAATACTTTACCTTCATCAGATAATTTTTCGCTATCATATTCTTTTTTATCAAAAGTAAAAATCATTACATTTCCTCTAATTTAAATTTATATTTCTTACCATTTTTATTGTTTAAAATATATAAGTGTTCTTCACCCTCTTGAATAGTCCAGTTACCTTTTGTACCATCAACAGTATTACCTTCATCTTTTGCTTCGTTAGATAAATGTAAGTCTCCAGTGTATATGTTTCTCCACACGTTTCCAGAAGCTCCTAAATCATATGTGTCATTAGCACCGGGAACAAGATCTCTTGCTGCTGTAATGTAAGAATTATTTACTTCAAGTCTTTCAGTACCACCTGTTACAACTCTCCATTGGTCTGTTGTATGAAATCCAATATAACAGTTAGTATCACCGAGGTGAACAATATTTTGAGGTATACTTAAATCAGTTCCATCAAATGTCATGTTTGATTCAGCATTCATAGCATCTGCACCAGTTGCAGTTAGAACTCTATTGTTTGAACCATTTGACATGAAGTCTGATACATCAACAGAAATAGAATCTGCAGCTACATCAATACCTGTTCCTGCACCTACAGCTAACGAACCTGATGTTGTAACAGATCCAGTTAATCCATTTCCACCCGTAACTGAAGTTACTGTTCCTGTATTTGTTGTAAATCCACTATCATTGTTAAATCCTGAAATATTAATATTCCCCTTAGTTAATTTTTTCTGTGCGTTAGCATTATCAATTACAGCAAAAAAATCACCATCTGTATCTGCTGTAGAAGTTGCAAGTTCTGATAAGTCTACGTTTAATGTGACACTACCTGAAGTTCCACCGCCATCTAGTAAAGTTCCCGCAGTTACTCCTGTAATATCTCCAACGTTAATAGAGCCACCTAACGATGTAGATGACCCATTAATTGTAATTGCACTATTTGCTAATGCTGAATTTGGAATAGAACTTAGTCTGGCATTTGGAACTGTTCCTGAACTTAAATTTGAAGCATTTAAAGAAGATCCGTCAATGAATCCACTATCATTATTAAAACCTGAAATAGCAATATTGCCTTTTGTTAATTTTTTTTGAGCATTAGCACTATCAACAACAGCAAAAAAATCTCCATCAGCGTCTGATGTAGATGTAGTTAATTCTGAAAGATCAACATCTATTTGATCTGCTTGAACATCAATTAAGTTTCCAGGTCCAATGTTTAATGTAACATCTCCAGAAGATCCACCACCTGTTAAACCATCACCTGCCGTTACTGCTGTAATATCTGCAGTAATAGTTTTGTAAGTTTGGTCCCCTGCTAAAAAAGTTGTAGATGAAGCTGTTCCTGTTCCTAGTCTTGCAGTTGGAACTAGATTAGTTGCTAAATTAGCTGCATCTAAATTTGTTAATGCACTTCCGTTAAGTGCAGGTAAAGTTGCTGGGAATCTTGCATCAGGAACTGTTCCCGAAGCTAAATTATCTGCATTTAAATTTGTTAAATTACTTCCATTGTTTGCAGAAATGTTTCCACTTGAATCTAGTATGACTGATTTTGATGCAGGAAGAGTTACAAATACATTTTTAGTACCAGAAGAAAAATCTACTGCACTATCAGAATTTGATGATGATATAATTGTAGTTCTCGCAAGAGTATCTGGTGTACCATCGGTTACAGTACCTAAACCTACTTCAAACTCACCATTGTTAGTATTAACAATCGCATAGTAAGTTGTGTTACTATTACCAATACCAGCTACAAATGTTTCAAAACCTGTTACTGCTCCTGCAAGAGAAAAGGTACCCGTACCAGTAGTGGTAGAGGTTTCTTTAACTCTATCATTAACGACTAATGCCATTTAAAACTCCTATTATCCAGAGATTCTTAATATAGCCGCTGAAGTAGTTGCTGCTGGAAACTGTACTGTGAAAGTTCCTGATGTAGCTGTTTTATCTGCTCCAAAATCTAAAACTGCAACCGCTGCATTAGTAACTGCAGAAGATGTGTTATAGATTAATGCACCTCTAGCTGTCAACGTTACACCTGTGAAAGATAAATCTGCGAAGTCAACGAATGCAACACCTTTACCTGTTCCGGTTCCAATATTTGCACTTTGACCTGTTAAATTGCTTCCACCTGCTGTGTACTGACCACTGTTAGCAACTTCATTAGTTGCACTGTAGGCAGTAGTTGTTGAGTTTAGAGTTGCTGAAGAAGTGTAAAGAGCTAGTTTAAAAACGTCACCACCAGAGTTTTTGAAATTTGCATCTCCCTCTAATAGTTGTTTTTTAAACGCATTTGCAATTGCTTGTGTTATAGCCATAATTTATCTCCTTATTTGCCTCCGACTCGAGGAACACCTGATTGATATTCATCTCGTCTTCGTCTTCCCATTTGTTCTATAGAGAAGCCTTCAACTACTTGTTTATACTTTCCTTCGTATAATTGCAAGAGATCATTTGGCCCCTTTAAAAAAGAAAATGCTTCAACTAAGCATGCATACAATAGTCCGTTGGGAAAATACTTACTAATGTATGTAGTCGTATTTGTAGCAGATAAACCAGGGTCTTTCAAGATATAGTTCAACTGAATTTCATAAGTAGCATTTGGTGTAGGTGCTATTACAATAGTATCTTTATCCCACATGCCATAGTATTTTGGAACTCCTGTAGCTCCTGTTGGATTAAATTCTGACATAAAACTAGTATCTCTATATTGTAAAAAATCTCTATTATCGGCTGCAGCAGTCCCATCAGAATCTACTATTTGAGCTGATCTAATAATTAATAAATCAGCAGGCATGTCAATAAATCTTTGTGATGCAATTAAATTAGCTGTTGCATATCTTCTGTTATTATCAGAATCTACATCTCTATATATTCTAAATTCTGCATCGTTAATAATTCCATCAACGATAGTAGATGTTAAAACATTTGAATCTACTTCTGTGTAATCTCTAATTTTTTGTACTAGTTCTGCGTATGTCATTATGGTGTTAATGTAACTGGACCAGCGGTCACAGTCATTCCTCCTGATTTTTCTGTTACAGTTGCATTACTTCCGCAATCAAAACTATAACTATTTGTATCTATAACTGTTATACTAAATCCTGAAGAGTTTTCAAACAAAGAAAAGTTTAATCCACCTGGACTTCCATCTACATTTCTAAATACAACAGTGTTACCTGTAGATCTTTTATGATTAAGTTC